GGAGTAGCGTTGGTCCATTAATGTTGCTTTATCAATTAAACCATAATGTAAAGGCACTTCATATGAAAGACCCCAAACAAAATATTCGTTTGGCCGCAAAACTGCATTTACCGCGCATTCAATAAGTTTGCTATACATAAATACAGTTTTCTCGCGCGCAGTAGTAATGAAAATTTGGGCGGCAGTTGGTTCTTCTGGATTTAGGGAGCCATCTACTTCGCGGCGTGCTACGTTCATTTGAGGAAGTAATACTTCATTGTAGTCTTCTTCTTCAATGGTCGCGCACTCCTCTAATATACCGGCAGTCGCGCGCAAACCACGGCTTGTGTCTTTTGAGACGACAGTAATCATGCTACCATTGCGAAAACGTAATTCATAGTAGTTGCCGCTCTTCTTTTCACCTTGTTGACCGCCGCTTTCGCGTGTTTGTAATTCATTCTTCAACATAGGCCAATGGCGCCAAATTTCATTGAATTTAGCTTCGGCAATTTTAATAACCGTGCCCTTTACATCAGAAGAAATGAAGATGTTGGAACCTGGTAGTAGGACTGCGCGCACAACAGAACTTAAATAAGCCGTAAAAGATTTGGAAGTAGCGCGAGTAGCAGTCCAATAGTGATAGCGGTATCGCATTGAAGCCCGAAGGGCAATACGTTGATAGAAGAATAAATGAAAATGTTTTTTGTCATCTTCTGGCTGTATCGCGTCCAAAAATAAATCTGGATAAAGCAACCAGTAGTTTAAGTAAGAAGTAAAAAGTGTTTGATTATCATCAAGAAATTGTTTAGTGAGAACTACGCCTTTTTCTAGCGCAATGCCGTCACGGATAAACGTTTCCGCCATTTAAATCACCAAGAAGAGCATCTTCATCTTCATATTGGATATTTGCGGTTTCATCAAATTCTACTTCTTCATTTTCAATATTCTCTAATCGTTCTGTAAGATTGAAACGTTCGCGCTTATCTTCAACTTGCTCTGCGAAATTGCCTTCATTCACTACTAGACGGCGCAAGTAATTTTGAATATTTTGCATACAGAAATCAACGTCATCTTTTGGTTCTGTGTGCCATTTGGGGTGCCAACCCTTTTTGCCGTAGTACACCATGAGTTCACCTACCGATTCAAAGTCTGCGGCATTCTTGGCATTGGAAGCTTCAAATTTTGCTATTTTAATTATGTTGTCGCGAGCGTCCATGTCCTTCTTTATATCATCACCATTGCGGAGTCCTTTTTTGATGCGCAATTCAATTTCGCAAAGGTCGCGGGCGTAGTGTTGAAGGATAGGAGTTGAAACGTTCTGTGTAGCGATTATCTGGTTGTAGTATTCTTCAAGAAAGAGTAATTCATCGGATGTGTAGGAGGGAGACCAAGTTTTTTTGAGCTTGCGCATTTTGGCTTCACTCAATTCTTTGATTTCATCGTCTATTGTTTGTTCTTCGCGCGCAATACGCCATCGTTCATTTTCATCGGCCCAAGATACGGAGTTGTATCTTTCGTCAAGAAGAGTGTTAAAGTAGGCGGAAAGCGTGCGGTCGCCATGTATTTTATAAAGCGATGCCCATTTGTCCATATCAAATGGTAAGTCTAGGTATTGGCAAAGTTTATCAACTTCATTAAAGTTATCTTGCCGCACCATCTTTTCAAGGCAAGAAGTGCAAATCATGGATTGATGCCCGGGGAAGAAAGGTGATTCTGTGTGGGCAAATTCATATGATGGTTTTTCTTGTTTACATTTTAGGCAGCGCCGAGTCTTTATTGCGTCTGTCATATTGTGACTGACCTCCTTTTGCTATGCGTTTTTTGCGTTCACATTCTTTACAGTTGGAGGCGAATTTGTCTTTGCGGCTGTTATTGGTAGCGAAAAAATAGTTGTTGCGGGGGAGCCATTGTTTGCAGGTGAAGCATTGTTTGCGCTCGGATTGCGGTGTGGTGAGAAGCATACGATGCTTGGTTGCGGCGGCCGCCATCTTCTCGGGGATTTCCTTGGAGAGGATGGTGCAGAGATGGTTTTCGTTATATTTTAGACCAAATTTTTCTTGTAGTTCAGCAACGATGGAAGGGTAGGGGGCTTTGTCTATCTTGCGTGTAAGAATGTATTCGCGCACAGGTGAAAATCCTACCATATCAAAATAGCGGTCAAAATCATAAATTAGAGTGCGGCCCCAGCTATCAAGCTTTTCGCCCAACTCCATGTAGATGGCGCTGTAATGGTTGATGAGGGCCCTGATGTGGGCAGGATTTTCCCAATCAAAAGTGTGGCGGCGCACCACCCATTTCACTTCTTTTTCTCCGGTTGTGGGGTTTAGGCGAGTTTCGTAGTCTTCTAGGTTGTGGGAGATGGTGTGGAGAAGAGCGTTGTTTACGCGGTCTTGCCATTGAGATAGGGGCATCCAATAAGCGGAATCGGTGTCCCAATCGTAAGTTTGGGCTTTGGGTGGCGTGATAGCGAGGAAGTGGAGGGTGGGTTTGTAGCTGTCTTTGAGATAGTATTGGTGGCGTTTGATGTCTATGAGGGCGTGTTTGAATTGATAGAAACGATAGGAGTCGGTGAAGATTTGGGTATCTTCGTCCGGTGGGATTGTGCCTTCGTTGACGGCTTTGATGTGGTCTAGGCGGTCAATAGTTTCCCAGAGTTGAGTCATGCCTGGAACATCGCTATCGCCGGGGTCAATTAGTTCGCCGGTGGTTTTATCATACTTGGGGCGGCGAATAGTGGGTTTTTTCTTTGTATAAATGTAGCGAGATTCTAGAGTTTGGAGTGATTGTTGGTCACCTAAGGGATTGTCTAGAATTTCATCTAGGGAGTGAACTTTGTCCGCGGCACGCTGAAACGATTTGTAGCGTTTATCGGAGTCGGTGGTTTCGCCGCGCTGGACTGCGTTTTTGCCTTCTTCATCTTTGCCATAGAGGATGTAAGAGGCCATTTGTTCAAGTTCAGAATTGGTGGGGTTGGTTTCAAGCGCGTCAAGGATCTCTTCTACTGCGTGAAGACGGTCTATGTCGCGTTCTATGGAATAGTCGAGTGAATACTTTTTTTTCATTATATTGCATCTCCGTAGGATACAACTTCCTTCATTTTAGATGATAACATATTTTGGGGGATTTGTCAAGTGTTTGGGTTCGGCGGTTAAAAGTTTAGGTATGAAAATTTCTGGTTGGTGGAATTTGGGCACGGGGCGGGTGATTCTGTGCTTTAGTCTGTTAAAGTCCTAAATTATACCCCCGTAGTAGGTAATTTGTGCTCATTTTTATTATAAACCTATCATTATAATAGATATTTTATGCTCATTTTGCTATAACTTCGAATTATAATACCATAAATTTTTATTATAAAAAAATTTAAAAAAAACTATTGACATTTTAGGCCGTAGGGTTTATAATGGTCTTGCCGGTGAAGGAAAAGGGGCACCGACACAGGGGAACGCCCATAGGGGCGAGGGGCAAAGGCCGATTTAATGCCCTACGTATCTTGATAACTTCACAGGGATAGTCTACCCTTTTTCGAGGAAAGCTGTCGTTAGCTTCGCATCACACGCGGCAAGGGCTGGAAATGTTAGAAAAGGGCTATAATTGGACAAAACAGGCGATTCCCACCACGGAAAGCTGTAACAATTCTGTCACATTTTGAAAGGTGGTATTATTATGTCGAACATTCGTATCGAAGTTAAGCTGGGCGGCGCGCGTCATTTTGGCCGCTTCTTGCCTTATGGCAATGTTGACCCCAACAAGACGCTGGGCGAAATTGCGATTGAATACCTGTCTGACCCCAATCATGCCGACTTTATCGCGCTGTCGGGCGTCAAGCTGGGCAGTCGTGGACGTGGCGCAGGCAAGCGCGCCGGGCAGGTTGTGGTCATGGTATACGAACGCGAACAGGTTCTGAACGCTGTTAAGCGTTTTCTGTCGGGCGTTGCTGTCCCTTCGCTGTGCGTCCACAATGGCGGCGTCGCCATGGGCAAGGTTGAATACTCAAAGGTTCGGCAATCCTTCGGCACCCCTGTTGCGGAATACGCGACAGACTTGTGCAAGCTGGACGACATCCAGCCGGATGCAGGTTGTCCAAACGCTCCCTATGCGAGAGCATGGGAAAAGATTTGCGCCAATGCAATCGGTGGACGCTGGGTCGGCGGCCTGAACAATGTGCAGGTTGACATCGTGGTCAACATCAACGACGACTAACCAAAGAAGGCAGGGGCGCAAGCCCCTGCCAAATCAATCAACGACATCAAAGGAGGATAAAACCATGAAGTTCAACACCATCATCATCTACGCCGCCCGCGAGGACGCCGAACAGATTCTCAAGCACGCTGAACATGTGCTCCGTCAGAGCTGGAACCTCTATGGCTTTCAGCGTATTAACTCCGGCTACGAAGCCATCGTAACCGACGGATTCGGCAATCCCTATCCTGGCGAGCGCGAGCTCAAGCTGTTCGGTATCGCCATCAAAGTACCGGAACGCATGGACTACCGCACGGCGATGACCTATCTGGAATGTGGTGCTCGCTCCATTAGCTGCTATGCTGAATACCATTTCACGAACATCTGACCGACAGGGAGGGCGCAAGCCCTCCCAGCCAACCAAATAAAAGGAGGATATAACCATGAAGATTATCACCTGCGGTCCTATCGTCACTTACATCATCACAGAACACCATATCGCGACTATTGTTTATCACTACAACGACGGCAAGCCGAGTGCTACCATTTACTATAATGGCCAACTCGGTGAGATCATCGAGGCCGAGAACGGCCAGACCATGCGCTACGCGATGCGTTGCGCCATTTGGAGCATCAAGAGCGACGAATACTACAAGGGGCTTTAAGCCCCTTCTTTTTTTTCATTGGCAGTTAGTAGTGGCTAACCTCGGCTTCGGCCGCGCGAATTGGCCATAACTAATTTAATGTTAAGAATGTTAATTAGACTATACGTCGCTTCTAATTTACACACATTTAACACTTGACTTTACACAAATATAATACAATTAGGCTTGTATCTTAATATAAGTATGGTATACTTATGATAATGGGAGTATGTTAAAAGAAAGTTAAGCAAGTTAAAGGCATGTTAAGAGGAGGTTAATTCTATGTTAACTACACGTAAACTTCGCGTTAAGTCTGCCGTCGGTCTGCGAGAGAAACGCCCGCACGTGACTCTTTATGGATTCTGGCAAAGCCATTATGCCTACTTTAATCCAGCGAAAAGCTGGGTTGTAGCAAGCTGGGAAAAAGATGAATTTATACCAGCTGGAGCTGGATGGTGGTATTGGAAAAGCTACACCACGAAAGCGAAAGCTGAAAAGGTAGCTGCTGAACGACATGGCCGTGTATTCCACAAGACCCAATGTATAAAAAGGGAGCTGCTTGATTGGTAAGCCAATCAAGTAGCCTATGTTAATTAAACTCAACGTTAAGTGTAATTAACAAATACTTAACTTGACAACTTCTCAAGTCTTTGGTATAATATAACCAGAAAGAAACGAAAGGAGACTTAACAATGAGGTACTTTATGGTGATGTGTCATCGAGGACATTGCGGCATAGGCCACAGCACTGAAATCAAGTTCGCAATCGCAGCGAACAATCTACTTGAAGCGTGCGATAAAGCGCGCAGGATGCCAAGTGTTAAGCATACGCGGCTTGCCATTTATGGCAAAGAAATAACAGAACAAGAATATAATGAATATAGACAAATAAGCGCATACGATCGTTTCAATCAAAATAAAGCCAGTTTCTATAAAAATAAGAAACGGTATTAAATACCGTTTCGTTTTTTTCTTTTATGTTAATTACACCCTACGTTTAATTTAATTTCCCGAAACTTAACCTATTTCATTTTTATTTAATGAAATAGCGCAGGAAGAATAAAAATCATAAGAAATCCTATAAGTCCAATTATAAATTCAAATATAATATTCCCCGCCTTTTTGCATACATTTTTAACATCCTGAAAAGTTAGGCGATAAAACCACATGTTAATTTTATACCAGATAGAGTTACGAGTACGTTTCATTTTGAAATTCACTCCTTTTTTCTTTGTAATTATATTATATCACAATCCCGAAACCATAGCAAGTACAAAATTAAATTTATGTTATGACAATATTTAGACAGAATTTAATTTTAAAGTCAAATTTCATTTTAATTTTATGTTAATTACATTCAACGTAAATCCTATTTTACAATCCTTTAACTTGACATTTCATTTCTAACATGATATAATCATTGCAGAAACAAACGAAAGGAGAATTTCTTAAAATGACTAAGCACAATACCATTCGCACGTGGGAAGACTTGACCGACCAGGAACAGGTTTACATGTGGTGGGATTATAATTTCGCCAATCCCAACGATCCAGTTTCATTTCCGACTTTCAATGAAATGATGCAGGGATTCACTTTCGAGTGAATCCCAAAACTTATGTTATCGCAATATTAATTACATCACACGTAAGTTTTAATTAACACAATTTCAAAATAAAACCGTATGTTAGACATACGGCGCGAAAATCTCTTCAAGTTCCCGAATTTGATATGGATAACACCAAACACCAATTTCCACATATCCAGAGATACCACTAAGTCGATAATTATAAGAATTAAAACCATGATCTTCCAGAATCTCAAACAGGCCATCAAGAGCAGAATTAAATTCAACGATATAGCACTTAACTTCCATTTCAAAATTACCTCGCTTTCCTAACTTTCAAGAATATTATAACATACAAATCCCAAAACGTCAAGTTAATTGATTGTTAATTACAATATACGTTATATCTATTTTACTTATTCTTAACTTGACATTTCATAAATGATATGATATACTCTTTATAGAAAACAAGAAAGGAACGGTATCCCGAAATGAAGAAGATTATTGTTGCTATCGTGTTGTTTGTTCTCGCTTGCCTTTGCTTGACTGGTTGCCAGATTGGTAATCGTCAAATTGGTTTTGACACCAAACAGAGGTTTGACGAAGCAATCGTGTTCACTTCTGATTATGAAGTCGTCAGCGGTGATATTGATTCGTGGCGCGATTTTGATAAATCAGATGTTGTACAGGTTACCATTGATGGTGTCACATATCTTACTCATTACAGTAATGTAATCCTAATTAGACATGATTAACGTGGGCAACCGCGTTTTTCTTTACACCAATGTTAATTACATATAACGTGTATTGTATTTTACAATTATTTAACTTGACTGCATAGCAATTCCATGTTATACTATATATAACAAAAAGAAAGGAGACTTACCACTATGACGCCTATTTACGATGCCGATACTTTGCGCAAGGTTTCCGCTACTGCTCGTCAGGCCGAATTTGCTCGTATTCAAAAGGATTATGTTCCCCAAGTGCTTTGCGAAGTAAATGAAGAGAATTTCTCCATCGCGAATAAAGGGAAAAACTATTCAGTTATTACTCTTAATTTGCCTGCCAGGGGACTTACAACAGAAGATACGCAAAAGTATCTTCGGATGGGGCTACGAACTGAACTGGAAAGTTTAGGATTAAAAGTTGATATTTATGTAATGAACGCCGGTATGATAAGAATAACATGCCAATGGTAAATTGCGGGCAACCGCAATTTCATTTTATTCTTATGTTAATTAGAATGCACGTAATTTCTATTTTACTTTCCTTTAACTTTCCGCAATTTCATTTCAATATGACTATCCCAAAACTTATGTTAATTTCATATTAAGTTTCCTAATTTAATATTGACAATTTCATTTTTATTTGCTATAATATAATTGTTCCAAAGGAAAGCAATCGACATTCCCGAAAGTGAGGTTAATACAATGAAGCAAATTAATGAATTGTGGTATGCTAATTCTAAATGGTATGATTATCCAATAGAAAATGGAAAACATCGTAAATACCGCGTAAATTCTACTAAACCTTTTAAAGTATATCATACTGATAATACTTTTTCGTTAGCTTATTCTTATGGTGATTATCATTTTACTTATTCAATAACTGAACTAAATGAAAAACGTACTATGAACAAAATTAAAACTGAATACAATAAAAAACATGCCGAATTAATAAAATATTTTGAAGCACTTTCAAATGAAGAATTAGAACAAATAATTAATAATAGATAAGTGGTTTTACCACTTATTTTTAAATTTATGTTAATTAAATGCAACGTATACTCTAATTAATTATCTTTTAACTTGACTTCTATCAGATTTTTTGCTATAATAGACTTGTCGAAAGGGGAGATAAAGAATGAACGAGCCACCGCAGTAGTCAGCCGTTCCGTCATCATCATTAAATGTCCTGCAATAGTGTTTGAGGTGCTTGACAATGAATCCACCCTATTAGAGCAAGGGACAATGTGCAACGTGGCAGTTGTAGCATAATCCCACGTACATAAGTAAACTGACCCGCGGCAGAAGTGGCGCACTGACCGCGAACGAGCCAACCGCGCGGAGTAGCTAACCGCGCGGCTTTTATTATACTAATGTTAATTAGATTCAACGTCTACTCTAATTTACAAATATTTAACTTGCCAAAAGTCTGGTTTTATGCTATAATAGTCTATGGTGGAATATGGGAAAAAGAAGTGAAGGTTAGGTCTGAGTTAAAGAGGTGTTTACTTTGAGTAAAGCGACTGTTAAATTTATGTTAACCGCCAAATGTGTTCCGGTTATTAAGGTTATGTTAATTAGAGGGTGTCCAGTACGAAGCATTCTAATTAACATAAACTTAACACAGAGCTGGGAGCTGGTATCTAATTAACACAAACTTAACTTGACAAGAAGCTGCGAAGCTGCTATAATATATATAGAAAACGAAAGGAGCTACTAACTATGAAGGTAAGCTACAAAGAATTCGCAAAGTTCATGGGCTACAAAAAGCCTCATCGCCTCATGCGGTTGAATTGCAATTTCTATCTTGAAT